CCGGACGAACTAAAGGAGTTTGCCAATGCTATATAGCAAGGTAAATACCTGGGCTTTTGTTCATGTTCCCAAGAATGCTGGAACATCTGTAGAGGCTCCTTTTCTCAGGTATAGTAATCCTGATTTTGAAAGCGAAAGATCTCATTACCAAGTCGATGCATTTGAGGTTAAACCTCAGGCTCATCATAACAAATGGAACTATTGGTCAGAGCGTCCTGAAGTAAAGGGATTAACCCCAGTTGCATTGTTACGGAATCCTTGGGATAGGGCATTATCAATTTATACCTACAACCTTAAAAACGCTTCTAAAAACCTAGATCAGGATTGGGGTCAGATAGATCATGGAATCTTAACAAAGCAAGGTTTCAAAGAATCTTGGATGGATGGTGGATTCTTCGTAGATGGACATGGAAGGCAGTTTGAATACAACGAAAAAACTTGTCGAGCATGGGGTCAGGATGATGACCAATATTCATGGCTAGAAGGCGAAGGTAAATGGTTCAGGATAGAAGACCAATGGGATGACTTTTGTTCCTTCACTAAACTACCTAAGCCCAAGAAAATCAACACTACCAAAAGAGGCGATTATAGGAATTACTACGACGATGAGTTAGCCGAAAGAATAGCAACTTTGTTTGCGAGAGATGTAGAGCTAGGAGGTTACACATTTTGAAACTATTAATCATATGCCTGACTCTTCTTGCTGGTTGTTCAATGAAGCAATGGTATCCAACTATGGGAGCTGTAGTTGGCGGTGGAGCTGGATCATTAGGTGGCCCAGTTGGATCTGCTCTTGGAGCTGGAGGTGGAGCATTGATAGGTGAGGTTGTTAAAGGTAATGCGGAAATTGAAGAGGCGAGAGAAACCATTTCAGCTTTATCTCATGGCGATGTACAAAAGTTGGTCGAGAAGGGAATGGAGCAACACGCCAGCGGATTTGAATCATTCACAACCACAATCAAACGAATCCTGATAGGAGCTTTTGTAATTCTTCTTTGCTACCTTGCGATCCCAATATTTGTAGCTCGAAAATGTTCGAGGTCTGAGGCTCAAAAACACCTAACTCGTCCACCTTTTCCGACGAAATGATGATGATATATCAGAAGGTCTTGGAGAATGCGTCCCAAAAAATTGAAATTACTGAATAAGCAATCGAAATAAATATAACCACCACCACAATCATAATCATAATTCCAAATTGTTTCGAGCTCATCTTCCCTTCGCGCATTTTATCCAATTTATCAATATACTCTAATGCATAGGGGTTATCTCTCCACTTATGACGCAAATCATTAAAGTTGTCGGTTACATAATCAAGCTCTTGTGTGATCAAAGATTCGATTTCCTGTTGTTGTTTTTCCTCATCCGAAAGATCAAAAAAACCAACTTTGTGTTTTCTGCCACAATTTGGGCATATCGTTCCATTAGCATCAGAGTGTTTTGCCCCACAGTCAGTACAATTCATTAATCCCATAAAAAATAATAATATCTAAATTTTTAGTATGTAAAGATGAAAAACCTCAAACTACTAACTGAAAAATACAAATCCCTAACCAAGCGAGGAAAGATGATCACTTGCCTACTTATTCTTATGATTCTGATCTTCATACTCGATCTCTTTGCCTAGAAATTCATGACCACAATCAGAGCATTTAAAACAATTTTCGAGCGTTTCGATAGTAGATATAGGATAGCTGTTTGGCGGACTTTTATGAATATCACGAACAAGTTCATCATAAATAAATGTCCCGCCTTTCTTATTACATTTTGGGCATTCAACCCCTTCTTTAGGGTTACCAGCTGGATACCAATTATGCTTACACATCCAACATTGCCACAGCCCTTTAAAAGTCAAAGTCGAATATGCCTCCCCTCGTCCCAATTCTTTGTGTCCTCCCTTTGTGTCGCACTTCGGGCATTTCATAAATTTGTCTTCAAACTGAGCCAAGAGAAAACATCCAATTACAAGAAATAAACAAGACCCTAGAAATGTCACAAAACCATGAGCCAAAAAATCAAAAAATGTCCACGAATCTTCAAAGTTTTTTAACACCTCATAAAGAGGGTACAACAGGCTTAAGATATAAAACCAAAAACTACCTATGAAACTTCTTATTTTCATTTACCCAAATTACTTACCTAAAAATTTAATTACAATCAGCTAATGGATAGAGCAACGATATTTGGAATGACTGGTACATTTGCCTCATACGGCTTAGGGCAAATCCACGCCATAGTCGGTATTATTGCTGGTCTAGCAACCATCATTTACATGAGCATCAAGATTTGGGAGTTGCTTAAAAAATGAGTCGTTACCGGGCATATGGCAAATTAGATGACCCTTATATCGAAGAGGGTGATACATTCTTTAGCAGAATGAATAGTCGTGTTCGCCCATCACAACTTCAGGCTGGAGAAGTTCAATTAAGTAAAAATGGACGAATGGATATTGATGGAACTTGGCAACCTAGAAAGGGAGTCGAAACTCTTGCTGGTAAAATTACACTAGATCAAAACTCTACTTTACTGCCGTTTGTTATAACCAAGGCAAATAGGGAAAATGATGTAATAACAATAACTTTACGCTTTAGCCCGAATAGAAGCTTTAAGGTCGGAAATCAAATAACCATTGAAGGCATTACTGGATTTACTACAGACCCAAATGGAACTTACACAATCTCCTCAATTAGCTTTGTAAACAAAGAGATTAAATTTGCTCAGGTTGGAGGAGATGAATTTTTCGTTTGTTCTGAAAATTCAATTGCTGATGGAGGATCAAGAATTTCTACAAAACTTGATTTTACTTTATTAGATCAAGGTTCAGCCACTAGTGTATTTGGGTCTGCATTATTCTCAGACCCAAGCTCTGAGTTTATTGATGATTTTATCTTCACAGCCACAGATAGCTACTGCTCTATACTTAGACTCAAGGACAAGCTAGAGTTTAGAGCTAATTATCCATCAGGTGAACGCGTAACTAAGCGATGTCAGTTGCTTCAAGCCTTCAGTAAGCTTTTTATATTCCGGCAAGATAAAACAACATTGGTCTCAACGCCTATTTTATCAACGGCATTAATCACTAGCGCTTCTTTAAGTGGGAGTGTAGTTACGATTAATGCGACCGGACATGGTTTAAATGGTAATGACTATGTCACTATTTCAGGAATACAAAACTTCACAACAAATCCCAATGGGGCTTATTTAGTAACATCAGCAACAGCTAATAGCTTCACCTATGAGATAGAAAATAGTGGCTCTGAAACTTACAATGTCTTTGGAGCAAGCGCTGGTTACTTCTCTAATTTCACTAATGTAAAAAGCGGTCAGTATACAATGCCCAGTTACATTATTGATTCTAACGCGACATCAGCAAATGGAGTGGTAACTATCAATGAGACCAATCATGGGTTAGAACTTGGTCAGGAATTAACCATTGTGAAAGGGGAGGGTAATTTCTCGAATCTTGCTGATACAAAAGTTAAAGTCTCATCCACAACTGCTGATTCATTTGAGTTTAATTTAGCAGTAGAGGACACCGCAAGTGAGTTGCTCGTCTTATCACAACGGACTCCAATATCTTACTTTATTCACCAACCTGCTGCCCCCTTTGGAGTATTGAATCAGAGGAGGCTTTGGCTTCCTTATTTCTTTACCTCTGATTCAAATCCAACAAAGCGTCCAACTACAGATGAAATCATCGCTTCTGACATTTTGGATTCTGACACTTATGATGTAATCGGGAATCAATTTAAAATAACCGGAGGCAGTTCAGACTTCATCACAGCAATTGAACCTTTTACCGAAAACACCTTGGTGGTTTTCGGTAGGCGATCCGTCCATCGTCTAAATGGAGTAAGCGGATCCCTTCAGGATGTTCAGGTTAATGTGATCACTCCTGATCTAGGATGTGCGTCAAGAAACTCAGTAGCCCAGGTCGCAAACAAGATGATCTTTCTTAGCGACCAAGGTGTGTACGCACTTACCTTTATGGATGAGTACAATCTTCGTGGACTAGAAGTTCCATTATCAGAGCCGATCACTCCAACCATGCAAAGGATCAACCAGCAGTATGTTGATCAGGCGACTGGAGTCTATTTCGATAACCGATATTTCTTGGCAGTACCTTTAGATGGAGCAGTAGAAAATTCTCACATCCTTGTTTACAATTTCATCAACCAAGGCTGGGAATCAATCGATTCAATTAACAGCCTGACATTCAATGTCAGAGATATGGTAGTTGGTAGAGAAGGATCTCAAAACTTTTTATACCTTATCAGTTCAAGTGGATCTATCCACAAATACGAAGGATATGAGGGCGGTGATCAGATCAGCATAACGACAGCTACTGCATCACCTCAAATACTTGATGTCTCAAGCGAACTAAGAACAAGGGAATACGCGTTTAAGACAATCAATAGAAAGAACTTTAATAGGGCTGAAGTTCATATGAAATCTAGCCCTTTTTCCAAGAGTAATGGAACAATTCAATTTCAAACAACTGATCCTGATTCAGTAAGATCTGCTAGAAGTGTGGATACCCTACTTGGAGCAGAATTAGACTCTAATGAAGATACCAGCATTCGATCAAGCGTCAGGCTAAGAGGGTATGGTTGCTCTGCAACAATTACTCCAACCAAAGGCAGACCCTATGTCAGGGCAGTCAAACTGGACTCAAGAATTATTAACCGACAAACCACATCTGTAACTTAATCATGGCTATTTTAAACAAAGGAACAACTTACGCAGAAGGCTCTTCTGTTACTGCAAATAATTTAAATGAACACGTGGACAATGCCCAGTTTGTTGCTGGAGCTGGAAACACAACTGATGATTCAACACTTGAGGTTCATGCAGATGGATATTTGAAGATCAAGGATGGTGGAATTACATCTGAAAAATTGGCATCTGATGCAATCTCAGGGAACGATACTATTGTAATCAATAATAACAATTTTACCTCTAATTCCATCAATGGAGATAAGTTGGTTAACCAATCAGTAACTTCTACTCAAATTGCAAATGGAGCTATAGATTCTTCAAAGCTTGCGAGTGGCTTAACAGTTACTCCATCCGCTCACACTCATAGTAATGCAAGTTCATCAAGCGCTGGTTTTATGTCTTCTACTGATAAGACTAAGTTAGATGGCTTGAGCGCGAGTAGCGGTGGAGGTTCAAATCAAAATACTAGTGGTGAAGTTGCTCTTGGCAACGCTACTCAAGAAAGTGGGTATAGTGTAACGATTGATAAAAATTTATACATCGATGCAGAAGAATACAACACGAGTCATTCTGATGGAGCTTTGGTTCTAAATATTCATCAAGACCTTCGGGAGTGGCCCGATGGTACACAAGGTCATCGAGGTCTTTACACATCTAATGGAGGTACACCAAGTAAAACTATAAATGGTGTTTCTTACGCCTCTAATAATTTTGCTACGATCAAACAATCGGTTTATTCATATCATCCAACGATCAATGGCTTTGAAGGAAATCCCGGTGTTGTTCAGCATGAACATTTTGCAAATTGGAGCAGATTTACAGGAGGTGTCGGTTTTGATGCTTTGGAGTACGACTTCAGATTTCAAAAAATCGTAGGAGCTTGGCCCCCATTCTTCTACGACAATGGATTAAAATTTAGATTCCAAGCATACCAAGATACTAGTAGTGCGAACATTTTCTACACATCATCAGTTTTACCATATTCATTTGAGTATACCTTCGGGATACCTACTAGAAGATGGGGTAGAATCTTTACTGGTTATGCAGTAGATACAAGTTCAGACCGAGACTTAAAAACTGATATTGAGGAGTTGGATGAGGTTGAGAAAAGAGTAGCGGTTAAAGCGAAAGGTTTGATCCGAAAATTCAAATACAAGATCGCAGTTGAAAGCAAAAAAGAGAGAGCTAAAACTCACTTTGGAATTATCGCTCAAGACTTAGAGCAAGCCTTTATTGATGAAGGTTTAGACCCATCAAAATACGGAATCCTCAAGAAATACGATGTTTGGGTTGGTGAAGATGAGGACGGCAACCGCAAGCAAGAGACTGCCGAGTTTGAGGGGGCAACTAAGAAGGAAGAAATGTCGGTAAGGTATGATGAATTATGGGCATTCATCATTTCAGCTTTGTGATGGGTAGCCTAAAAATAGAACTTTTAAACAAGCTCAAGCATTTGCCACCATTTGAGCAAGTGGTCTCTTTGTACGAAAACAAATCAGAGTTTTTTAAAGAGATGCATAACTATTTGATTGGAGGTCTTGTAATCTCCAATCCACAGCTTTTTATGATGCTAAAACCAATTGATGGTTCCGCAGATCCGCAAGGGCAATGGTATGTGAAAAATCCTGACACATGGTATGTTCGTTGGGTAGCTGGTCAGGGTCAGCTAAAGGCAATGATGGATAATGTAAGCCCACTACCATTTGTGATGTTTCGCAGAATAACACCAAATGGCGATACAAAGATTAGAACTTATAAATGGGAAACTATGTACAGAAAGGTAGCAGAAAATGAAGTTTAATTCAGAAAAGACACCTCCGAGAAAACAATATACACCAGTTTTTATGGATTCATCAGGGCAGATGTATTCGCAATCGTTTAGACCGATGAACAGCCAAGACGCCCAAGATAACCCTATGCTTGGGGTAGCTAATAAACGCGGAGCAGAATTGCAAGTTCCCCAGTATACAGCAATGAATCAAAATGCATTTAATTATGGTGGGGGAGGAAAGTATGGAACAGCAAAGAAATATAACCCAAACGCTGTACCAAGCTACGATCCAGTAAACCCACAAGAAGACGCTATCTCTCAAAGTCCTACATTAAAAAAGTCAGCTCAAGTTTTAAATCAAAACGCTCCGACTGGTGAGAGACTTGCTTTTATTAATCCTTTTGAGGAAGCAGTACTTAAAAATATGGGAGGATCGGGAAAGCCTTCTGCTGGAGGTGTTCCTTCTTATAAAAAAGGAGATGTAGATGCTCCTCCACCAAGAAACTATGGTCAGGAAACAAGAGACACATTACAAGCTCAAGTAGATTTAGCTCCTGATCTATATCGTAACGAAGCTCAGTTTCGTCCCCAATATGCAAACCTTGAAAGGGGGATCATGTTAGAACAGCTTGGTTTAGACCCAAGTATGGGGCTACTTCAGGCATATGAAGATCATATTGTACCAGCCCAAGGAAGACAGAAGGCGAGGGCAACCGCTGATGAAATTCAAATGATACAAGACCTTGGCCCAAAACTTGTAGAAGCCCAAAGGTCTGCCGATCCGTTAGCTGAAGGTATAAGGCAAGACATAATGGGTAGTGCAAAAGAAGGTCTTCGTGCGGAAAATCCATTTGATGATATGGTTTCTGATAAACAACAGAACCTTGGAGGTTCAGAGGATTTTGACAGAATTGTAAATCAAGCGAGAGAGGAATATCAAGCTGGTCAGGGTTTAACTGAGACTGAGCAACGAGACTTGGATCAACAAATTTTAGAGGGAGCTAGTGATCGGGGGATGGAAGATCAGAGAGCCACATTTGCGTCAGCCGTGGAACAAAGGCTGTCTGCAAATCGTCAATTAGGTAAGGACAGAACTAGTGGTCTCATAAACGCTCTTACCAATCGTGATCAATATGGAAGGCAAAGAGAAAATGATTACGCTAGAGCAATTTCAAACCAGCAAGCATACCGCCAGCAAGCTTTACAGAATGCTGGAACCGCGTATCAGATGGGTAACTTTGATGTTCTTCAAGCTTTGACCGGAAGATCAGGTAATGCCCCAATGATGGCTCAACAGCAATTCGGATCAGCCGGATTTTCATTAGATTCAAGCCCAGCGATATTTAATCCTGAGTCTCAATATGCTGGAGCGCTTGCGACACAAAACTATCAGGGACAGATGGATGCTCGAACCGCAACAGCTTCAAATCGGGCTGGTGTGTTACAAGGGTTAATGGGAATGGGCGGTGGAATTATAGGCGGTATGGCAAAGGGAGGAACAGGGCTTTTTAGATAGGAGGATATTTTATGAGTAGAAGACCATTTTACGGACAAACCCCAGCTCCTCCAATTGCGAGGATGGATATGCAATCAGCGACAGCGCCTGGGCGATCTTTTGCAAATGCCTTTAACCAATTGGGAATAGCAATCGGTGGAGCTATCGCAAAAAACGCAGAAAATAAAGAAAAGAAGGAAAATCAACAACTAGCAGAAAACGCATTTATTTCCGCTGGGATGCAACCTGAGCAAGCCAAGATTGCTTCACGAGATCCGCAAGTCGGAAAGATGCTACAGCAGTTCATGCAAATGGATGAGACTCGTAGGGTAAATGATGCCCAGCTTGCTCAAGGTGATCGTCAAATAGATATTCAAGGTCGGCAAGTGGGCGTTCAGGAGGATCAGTTGGGATTCAATATTGATAAGTATAATCAAGGTCAACAGAAGGAACAAGAACTTGAGGATGAATTGGAAGCTGGCAATCGTTTGATGATTTCTCCTACCGAAAGAATGCCAACTAGATCAGAGGGAGGTAGAAGAGTCCAAGAAGCTCTTATGAAGGGTGAACCACTTCCTCCACCAGCAAAGATGATCCAAGAAGATTCTCCAGTAGTTCAAGAATTACCTGACCGCTTTAAAGGTTTTGGAAGAAATGTTCAAGAAGCTGTTAAAGAAGGTAAAATTTCTCCGAGAGTTGGAATGTCCATGATTGAGGAAAAGAAAGCAATCGCTCAGGAACAAGCGAGTCGTGAGGCTGAGTTTGATGACAAGGTCAGTCTTGAGTTATTCAAACACAACTTGAAACAAGGGGAGGGAAAACAAGCTGATTTGAGTGGTTCGCTAGTTGTGAATGACACTATCGATAGATCTTTTGGTTTGATAACTCCATACTCAACTGGATTTGGATCATTCTTAAAATCGATACCTCAAACAGACGCTTTGGCTCTCAACAAATCATTAGAGACGATCAAAGCTAATATAGGTTTCGATAAGCTTCAGGCGATGCGTGAAGCATCGCCAACTGGAGGAGCCTTAGGTCAGGTCTCCAATCAGGAGCTTAGTTCATTACAAGCGGTTTTTGGTAACCTAGATCAAGCTCAGGATGATAAGGACTTGAAGTATAACTTAGGTCTACTTCGTCATGTTTATAATGATGTGGTTCATGGAAGAGGTAATCATCCTTACCTTCATCCTAACGACTCTAATTACAAAGAAATTCTACAAATGCCAGCGACTTCACAAGTGACCGGAGATCCTAATGCAGAGGCTTCTCCTGAGCTATTAGCAAGATTGAAAGAGTTGGAAGAAATGGAGAGTAAGAGGAATCTTGGGTATGAATCAGAGATGGGCAATAACGCCCCAACACCAGTTCAAAGAACTCCAGTACCAACAAGAAATAGCCCACTTCTTGATAGAGTCGAGAGTGGAGATCTTTTGGAATAATTATGCCTTCGGAACAAGAAGTACTATCCAAGATTAACGCCTTGGAGAACAAGCTTGGGATAGAAAAAGATTTCATCTCCCAAGCTGATGTTCTTTCTCAAATTAATGCGGTGGAGCAAAGAATTGCTAGTACTCCAATGTCGATAGATCAGTTTGTAGAAAAGAGACGAGCAGACTCTGTTAAGTCTACGAGTGAAAAAGCATCTGCTTTTGGGACTGGTCTTGTCGAAGGTGTAAAAGGAATGGCTAAAGAAGGAGGCGAAGCATTAGAAGAGGTTCCTTGGTATTGGGCGACTGGAGTAGGAGCTTTAGCCGATTACGATACACTTGGAGATATTCTTAATATAGGATCTAGAGACTTTACTAGATTCGCAAAAACCTTGGGTGGAGCCATCATGGATAAGGCTGGGCCATATTCTACCGCAGAAGAAATACAGCGAGAATATAAGCGGTATCGGGAAAACTTTGACTACTATGAAAAGGTTCGTCCAAAGATGCTTGAAAGCGATGACATTGAGCATAAAAAATTAGTTTCATTTGGAGCAAACTTCGTAGATCCATTTATGATCTTTCCGGTCGCAAAGGCTGGAGCGTTTGCTACCAAAACAACATTAAGGGCAACCCAAGCTGGACTGACTGCTGGAGCAAAACTTTCTAGATCTCAGGGTCTAGTAAATGTTGCCAACAAGATGAAAAGTTCTAGACGAGCTGTACAGAAGCTTGAAAGAGGAGTTGATATTGCTGGAAAGATCGGAGCGTACCCGACAGAAATGGCAGCAAGGGTAACGGCTAAAGCTTTAAGGAAAGGATTAAAGGGGACTTCCTATGTAGCTGGAGTCGGTCTTAAAGGAGTTGGTAGACTAGGGCAAGGGACGGCTTTTATGGCATCACTCCCAAGAAAGGCAGTTGAGAAAACAGCGAAGGCTATCAGTAAGAAGGCAGAAGATGTAAGCGGTTTTGCAGTTGGAGGTCAGTTGGTCGGAGGTGTGACTGGATCTATCCCATTGGCAATGGAGCTTGGTATCGCTGAAGGGGTCGGGCTAATTGCTAAAAAAGTAGGATTAGGATTTGGTGAAGTTCTCAAAACTCTTGGTCAGCCAGCCAGCAACAAAAGGTTTTTATATCGTTTGGCTACCAACAGCAAAGTCTCTCCATCTACACGAAAAAGAGCGATGTATGCTTATAATCACTATGGAACTGCGGTAGGTGATGCGATGTTCAACATGGTTGCTAACGGAGTCAGCGTTGGAGCCATAAATGCCGGACTAGCTGGGCTTGCCGGGGAAGACTATGAAAATATGGGAGCTATGGCTGGAGGAGGCTTTTTAGCTGGAGGTTTTATTCCAACTGGTCAGCAAGGGATGAAGGCTGGGAAAACTAATTTTGCGAGAGATACAGCCTCCATTGATGCTCATATGAAAAACAAGTTAACTGAAGATCAGCGGAAGGCATTTGTTAAAATGCCTAGACCAGCTCAGGTCATGTTATCGACTCTTCAAGAAGCTGGAATTGGATCTCCGAAGTTCATGATCATGGAGCCAAAGGCATACCTAGATTTTCTCAATGAATCTCGTAGACAGAATAACCTTCCTGAGTTGGATCGCGCTCCAAAGGGGCATTTTGATAAGCCAAGTCGGACTATTTACATCAACGAAAGTAATCTTCCACAAAGCTCAAGGGTAGCGACTGAGTTGATCGCTCACGAGACTGGTCACGATTTCATTTATCGAGCAATTGGAGATGATCCAACAATGCTCCAATTACTGCTTGAGCCGTACAGAACTAAAGAGGGTAAAGGTACAGCCTTTCATTACAGATACGATGACAAAGGAAATCCTCTTGGAGATCCGATATACCTAGATGATACGGCTGTTGCTATCCAAAGAGATTACGATTCAAAGCAAAGGGGTAGACCAGCAACCTCTGAGGACGTCGCAAAAGGCTTGGCTCAAAGAGAGGGAGAACTGATTGGGGGTATTTCGATTGGCAAAGACGCTTCCAAACTAGCTCAAGAAATTGGAGCCGAACAATTTGCAATGATGTTCACTAAGGATCCAAATGCATTTGAGAATTTTCATCCAAGACTAAGACGCTATCTGTTGGATTCCAGTAGAAGACTTCTTGGAATTTTAGGAGTGGTAGAACCAAGCTCAGGTAATCCATTGAGCAATCCAATATCAAAAGCTCAGTTAGATAATCCTTCGATCCGAAGGGTCTATGAGAATTATGGTAGAGCAAGGGCAATTGAGCTAGATGAGAAAGGGCAACTAGCAAAGAAGGGTATGTTGATCCAACCCAAGAAAGGGCAAACTGGTGAGGATCGCTTTGTTGAATTGTTTGGAGGTAATGGCTTGAGTCTGACTGATGCCAAGAATCTTGTAATTTCAAACAAGTCTCTTCGCAGAGAAATCGACGCTATGAAAAAGCGTTATAAGGAAAATCCTGAAGATGGATGGTCTACGACAAAGCGAGGTTTTCTCATCGGCAAAAAGCTGACCAACGATCTTAGGACAATCTTCACTCGCAACGATCCGTTCAGGAACGTTGCGACTATTTTAAACGCCTTACAAGAAGCTATAGATCAAAGGGTAGGTATTGTCTTTGGCTATCGAAGCGGAACCAAGTCTAAAAGACAGAATCCATTTAGGATCCGTGATGTAGCAATCTATGGATGGCAAGTCTCCGCTGGAACATTAAAGGTCTTAGGATACGACCAAGCTGTTGTCCGGCAGAATATGCAAACTCTAGTTGAGAAGGGCTATGTAAAGGACATCAAGGATTTTGAGAAGAGATTAGCAGAACAAGGGCAGAAAGCCTTAGCAGATCCTGAAGGAAGAATTAACCCTGAGGGTCGCAAGGAAAACGAAATAATGACTGTTGCCTTCGGCTTAAAAGAGTCTGCTGGTGAGATTGCATCACCTGGGCTTCGGGATTTACTTGAGTCAGGAGTAATCAAGAAAAGCTTCAAGTCTTTCGATGTCGAAGCCCTAGCTGGAATAAGGCGTGGGGAGAAAAAGGCTTTTGCATTTGATTACGAAAATATCAGGAACAACTACAATCCATTTAGGCAAAGTGAGCCGTTGTTTCAACCTTCCGATAAGAACACTCTTTTCTCACCGGAAGGCGATCCAAAGCTTCCTCCAACTCCAGCAGAAGTAGATAGCAAGCGATTTGCTAGTTATAATCACTTGGGTCTGCGAGATAACATTTTGGATGGAGCCTTGGAGACCATAAAGCAATTCAAGTTTAGCGGTCAGCAATTCATGTCAGCATTGACCAAGTTTGCTGGAGCAAAGAATTATGCAGATGAAATCGGTCTTACCGATTTCTTGCAGACAAAAAAGAGTTTTGATCGGCAAGAGATTGAACGATTCATTAAGCGTGAATCTCCAGTTCTTCAAAGGACTGATCTTGGTGAATCAACCGACATTATGGAACTTCGTGATCGCTACTATGAAAGTGAAATCGAAACCTACCTTGATGAGTTGGATGTAGCCTTTAGCGAAGATGATAATGGATGGTACATCGATCTTTATGGCGAACCTTTGTATGGCGATTTTGGAGATCTCCAAACATATGGATCCGAAAGCGATGCTAGGGCTGAGTTACAATATCATGCGGAACAAATGGCAGAAAGTTCTGCTAACAATACATCAGATGCAGAGATCAGAGAGGTCTACGAAAGCGATGTTGCTGAGGATATAGATGGGGACGCTGTTTATCCTGAGTATGCAACTGATGGAGGAGAAAACTATAGAGAGACTCTAATCAAATTTGGCGGTGACGAGTATATTTGGAGTGATCCGCATTTTAGTGACGAAAATAATGTGGTTGCTCATATCCGATCCAACATAAGACAAAGCGGTGAAACTTTCTTCATCGAGGAAATTCAATCAGATTGGCATCAGACCGGAAGAAGCGAAGGGTATGACAATTCACCGCTCGAAGGTCAGCTAAGTAAAACGGAAAATGGAGAGTATCAGGCTCGTTTTGAGGATGGAAGGCAGTTCAGGATTCGTGAAACTGATCAGAAGAAAGCATATGATAAGTTTCTAAATCTAAAGCGTGAGCTTGCTGGAGGAGTCCCTGATGCTCCATTTAAGAAAAGTTGGCCCTCTTTAGCTTTGAAGACTGCAATTAAGGATGCAGTTAATCGTGGAGTAAAGAAAGTCGCTTGGTTGGGAGGTCAGGGACATTTAAATCGTTATCCAAGTTTGGTTAAGAAGATCAAAAGTATCCATGTTTATACTCCAAACAAGGGCGTAGATAATGTGTACAGCATAGAAGTCAGCCATGAAGGCAGTCCTCATTCACTCCTAAGAAATCAACTGCTTGAAAGAGATCTTAAAAAATACATCGGAAAGACTTTAACTGAAAGAGCTGTTAAGGATCTTCGTGAAAAGAGAGCAAATGCAGATCCAAACGAACTAAAATTCGCTGACACTCAAGAGGTTTATTATACTGGGCTAGACATGGAGTTTGGCGGTGATGGTATGAAAAACTTCTATGACAAGGAGTTAGTAAGTTTAGCCAATAAGATAAGTAAGAAGATTGGTGGAGGTAAAGTTCAGCCATACACTTTTGAGGTAACTGGTGGCATGGATGCTAATCGTAGACCTTGGAAGCGTGAGTACAGAGGCTGGTCATTTGAATTACCAGCCGACAAGTCCAAGATAGATGATCTCATGCTCTATATGCCGGACAGCGGTAAGGTCTCAGATAATAGTATACCTTTGGTCGCCAAGGAAGTATCAAAGAAATCTAAGACTGGTTTCAATCCACAAGAGTTATTGAAGAGAGCTGGATATAAATCTGCTGATGAAGTTCGTACAGAAACTCTAGCAAACGATCTTTTTAGCGGTCAGGTCAGATCTGAAAGGGAGGCTACGCGATCCCAGCAAGCTAATCGAAATGACCAAATGTTCATGCCAGCGTTGGAAGACGCAAAGGCAATCGTGAGAGAGCAAGGTAGGGTAGCAGAAAGTGCAGAGGATGCGTTTTTCGGATCCTTTATGCCCAAGCTCCTTCGTAAGACCAAGGGACAGCTAAAAGCTAGTGTGCGGAATATTCGTGAGGCTACTAGAAGAGCGATTGAAGACGTCACTCCATTTATGCGAGAAAACCCTCAATTCGCTGATTACTACAATAAGGATATGGAGGCATCTCGTAGGGAGCTTAACGAAGGTTATGGTAATGTAACCGATGATGATTTCCTTTATTATCAGACGATGTTAGGGCTTACCTCACCGGGGACAAAATTGCCTTCTAATGTAGGAGATGGAGTCAATATCTTTAACTTGTACAAAGAGAAGGGAGACATTGAAGACATCAAGATGGGAACTAGTGAAAAGGGTAATCCTGTCATTGCCTCTTCTCCATTTAAGATTTCAGGTACAACGGCTCCGACCAAAGCGAGATCGTTATTGATCGTTGATAAGCTTCGTAAAAAGCTGGGTAGCGTCAGGAATGCTATCGACTACCTTGAAGAAGCTATTCCCATGAATGAACTTCATAAGTTTAACAAGAAAATGGGATATGCTGGTAATGTTGCAAAGACCGGAGATATTAGACGGATCGTTAAGCAAGCAACTGGTCAGGATGAGCTTATTCCAAGGATGTTTATCTTCGGGCCAAAAGTTGGAGCTTACACTTTGAACACCATCGGCAATCACAACTACAACACGATTGATGTTTGGGAGGCTAGATTCATTCGCTCTTACTTTAAGGGAATGTTTAAACCAAATACTGGTCTTCCAGCAAATGTCGATGAACACGCTTTATTTACACGTTTCACAGAGATCTTTCAGGAGGAATTTGAAACGAAAACTAAACAGAAAATGCCAACTAGCGCCTTGCAAGCGATTCGTTGGTTTTATATGATTTCAACAGCAAAAGAATTAGGATACTCAGGAGCATCAACAAATGAAACAATCAGCGGATACACCAAAAGATACGTCACCAAACTTAGAGCTAATAAAGGAGGTAGGGGACAAGGCAATGGAACGACTAATGAAGGAGTTCGACCTAAAACTCAAAACTCCAAAGGGCAAAGCAAAGGCTCCAAAGAAATAGAGCAATTCATGCCTGATGATGGTGACACCAATAGGATGTCACCATCAGCCGTTAATCAAAATAGATTTATGGCTCCAGCCATGTCTAGGTCTATGGCAACATCAAGAGAGCTGGATCGCTTCAGGAATTAGTTATCGTATATCCCAAGTCTGATTAGCAAATCGACATCGGGTTCCTGAGTGGATCTTGGCTCAAAACCGAAGAAGTCTTTGAGCATATCAACTAATCTTTCATCGTACTTGTTTTGACTGATTAAATTTTCA